GGTTAGTAAAGGGTTTTTGGAGTGGATACAATGTTGAAACTTGGGAAAACACAACTTTTATATGGGATGAGGGAGAATAATGGCAGTAGAAAAAGCGATATCGTACGACCAAGCCAGAAAAAAAATAAATAAGGCTGCGCCTAAAGGGCACCAGCTTGCTTTTATAACACCAGCAGAAGCTAAAATGTTAAAAGATAAAGGCGGCTCTGGTGAGATGACAGAGGCAGGTGTAAAAAGTTATAGAGGTCACACAGGGGGACACTCGGGTAAGGGTGGTCAAGGTTCTAGTGCTGGTTCTGGTGGTGGCGGTCCAGGAAGAGGGACTTCCGCTGGAAAAGGTGGTTTAGGGTCAGGAAAAGGTCGTGGTCCACAAGGTCGTTCTAGAAGAGGCACAACCACAACTTCAAAAGCGGTTAGTAAAGCGGTTAGCAAAGCGAAAAAGTCAAAAAGTTTTTCTGATAAACTTAAAGAGGCTAGAAAAAAAAATGAAAAAGCCTTAAAGGATGTTGCAAAAAAACAAGCAGACTTTAACAAAAGAACTGGTTTTCAAACAAAGAGTGGTTTTTTAAAAGATAAGTTTGGAAATATTGTAAGATCTAAAGTTCAAGTTGATAAAGTTAGAGCAGAACAGAAAAGAGAAAAAGCTCTTAGAGATATGTTTGCATCGCAAATACAATCTCAAGAAGTTAAACAAGTAAATCCAACTTTTAGTGGTTTACAAGGTTTCTTGGACAAAACAAGAAAAAGGCTTGGTACAGGAGAATTTTCAGTAGAAAAAGCAAACCAACTAAAAGATATAAACAGAGCTCTTGGTGATTTTGATTATGCAGGCATGAGCATAGGTAATCAACTTAGAGCACAGGCAGGTGATTTAGCAGCGGGCATACCAGGTCTTGCAAAAATTGGCGGTGCAATAGCTGGAGGTCCTTTAGGAATAGCTGGCTTGATTGCAAGCGGTGGTAAAGGCATAGCTGGACTGATAGCTGATAAACTTGGTATTGGACGAACAGAAGATAAGAAAACTGATATTGCAACTGGTAAATTTGAATCTGGTCAAGCTGAACCTGGTTTCCTTCAAGGTATTGCTTCCACATTAGGAATAGGTGCACCTGCTGTAGGTGGGGGTAGACCGTTTGGTGGTGACGGCCGTGGTAAAGGTATGCCAGTTATACCTAGAGGGCCACAGACGTTACCATTTGGTCAAGACTTTGCAAAAAAAGCTGGTCCAATAACAACACAGCCTGTTGATTCAAGAATGTTAAATCAATATTTAGCACTAGCTGGTTTTACACCACAACAAATTTCAGGTTTATCGGATGACATTAAATATTTAGGATAATGGCTATTTCAAGAGCGCAACTTTCAAAAACAACCGATAGAAAACAAAAGAAAATCAGTAAGGTAATGCGTGAGTTTAAAAATAAAAAATTAAATATTGGACAAAGTAATAAAAAAGTAAAGAATAGGAAACAAGCCGTAGCTATCGCTCTTAGCGAGGCAGGTGTAAAAAAGAAAAAGAGGAGACGAGCATGATCGAATCAGCAAAAGAATGGTTAATGGAAAAGTGGGACAACACATCCATGAAAACCAAAATTATCGGTGCAGTAGTCATCGTAATTATCATCATCGGAATAATCACATAA